TAACTGGTGGTACGGTCGAGGTGCACGCTGATGGTGGTACAGTCCCAATAGTAGGAGTTTTCAATGGATGCCAATTCACTGATCCTACAACAAAAGAGCAAGTTTTTAGTAATCATTACCCTGCGTCAACAAACGCTGATGATATCATTGCATTTATTATAGATGACCCGTCGGTTGTCTTTGAAATTCAATGTAATGCAGCATTTCCAATCGCAGATTTATTCGGCAATTTTGATATTGTTTATACAACAGCAGGATCTACCGTCACAGGTATATCTGGAGCAGAATTAAATGTCGCAGATGGCGGAACAGGAACAACTCTTTCTGTCAAAGTCATCGACATCTCTGAAGATCCAGAAAATGATGACGTGTCCTCTGATTCAACCAATGTCTATTGTGTAATTCAAAACCACATATTTGGCGTCAAAGGCGCCGGATTAGCATAAGGAGGCTAAACGATGGCAATTTCAAGAGCGCAACTCGCTAAAGAGTTAGAGCCTGGCCTCAATAGCCTCTTTGGTATGAGCTATGACTCATACGATCGAGAGTACGAAGAGATCTTCGCTATAGAAGATTCTCAGAGAGCTTTCGAGGAAGAGGTTTTGATAACAGGATTTGGTTCTGCACCAACTAAAACAGAAGGCGCAGGTGTATCATTTGACAACGCAAGTGAAGGCTTTACAGCACGTTATACACACGACACTGTAGCCCTAGCATTCGCACTAACTGAGGAAGCCGTAGAAGATAACTTGTACGATTCTTTAGGAAAGCGATATGTTAAGGCGTTAGCTCGTTCAATGGCTAACACAAAAGAAGTGAAAGGTGCAGACGTACTTAATAACGCTTTCTCCACAAGCTTTTTAGGCGGAGACGGTAAGAGTCTTATCGCTACTGACCACCCACTTGCCGGTGGTGGTTCAGCCGCTAACAGAGCTACAACTATGGCAGACCTTAACGAAACATCTTTGGAAGATTCATTGATTGATATATCAACTTTCACTGATGATAGGGGTTTGACTATAAGTGTACAGGCAACAAAACTTGTCGTTCCACCACAGCTTGTATTCGTAGCTGATCGTATTTTGAACTCAACTTTGCGTTCAGGTACAGCAGATAACGATATCAACGCTATCAAGAACACAGGTGTATTGCCAAGTGGATACTCTGTCAATCACTACTTAACTGATCCAGACGCTTACTTCATCTTGACTTCTGTCACAGATGCAGGTGAGGGACTGAAGATGTTCCAAAGGACCGCAATGGAGACTTCTATGGAGCCAGATTTCACTACTGGTAACATTAGATATAAGGCTCGTGAGCGATTTTCTTTCGGATTCAGTGATTGGAGAGGCATATACGGATCTCAAGGAGCCTAAAACTCCCCTGAGAAAAACCCTCCCTTTGGGTTTGGATGAAAGGGGGCTATTAAGCCCCCTTTTTTTTCGTATAAAATTAGCATAAGATGTATGTGTCTGATGGTAATTACATGGGGTAATTACTGGTTTCAATAGGAGGAACTGTTATGACAACTCATTTTACAAGTGGCGTTACAAACGTCGGTGCAGGTGGGACGCTTGGAAAAATCAAGCAACCTGATCCTACAAAATATCACACATATTTCAATGACTTCGACGTTTACACGGCGGGTGATTGGACAATCACAACAACAGAGGACGGCACTGGTTCTGCAACTGAAGCCATTACAGATGGCGATGGCGGTCTTCTAGCGTTAACCAACGCGGCGGGAGATAACGACAACGATTTCTTGCAGTTAAAGAAAGAGACTTTCAAGTATGAAGCAGGAAAGCAGTTGTATTTCAAAGCGAGATTCAAAACATCAGATGCGGATGCATCAGACGTTGTTATGGGTCTACAGATCACTGACACTTCACCATTAGATGTATCAGATGGCGCTTTCTTTCTTTTGACTGACGGTTCAACGACTCTTCAATTCATTCTAGAAAAAGATGGAACTCAGAGCACACTTGACTTGCCAACAGCGATAGCTGATGACACGTTCACAACCGTTGGTTATGTGTATGACCCAAAAGATCAGAAGTTTCATGTTTTTCAAAATAACGTATTAGCGGGTACTGTTGTATCAACCAACGCTCCAGATGACGAAGAGCTTAATGTTTCTTTCGGCATACAAAATGGTGCAGCGGCTGCTAAGGTGTTGACCATTGATTACGTGTTGGCGGGTAAAGAGCGCACTGCTGATACTGAATTGTAAGGAGGTGTATCATGGCTGATGCGGTCACTTCTCAAACAATACAAGATGGTGAAAGAAAAGCTGTCTTAAAGTTCACTAATGCCAGTGATGGCACGGGTGAGAGTGCGGTTAAAAAAGTTGATGTATCTGCTCTTACTGCTAATCATTTAGGTCAAGCGTGTAGTAGTGTCACCATAAACAAAATCTGGTGGCAGTGTACAGGCATGGCGGTAAAGGTAGAGTTTGATGCTTCAACCAATGTATTAGCGATTGGTTTGTCTGAAGATTCCAATGGATATCATGATTATTCTGATTTTTCTGGTATACCGAACAATTCGGGATCTGGAAAAACAGGTGATTTAGATTTTACTACGGTAGGTCATGGCAGTGGTGACACTTACATGATCATATTGGAACTTATCAAAAGCTATGGCTGATACGAGTGATGTTACACGTACAAAATCAGGAAGACTTACCTATAGGGGTGAGTCTTTTCCTGGTTATAATAAACAAGTAAGAACTTCGGGTGGTAATAAAAAATTCAAGGTTCTTGCAAAAAAAGGCGATCAAGTAAAAATTGTACGTTATGGAGATCCTAATATGAAAATTAAGAAAAGTTCTCCAGATAGACGCAAAAGTTTCAGAGCAAGACACAACTGTGATGCGGTTGAAAAAAAGAAAGATGTTTTTGCTGCATCTTATTGGTCTTGTAAAAATTGGTGATTTAAATGGCAGAAGATGATTTACAAACGCTAGATGAGATAGGTAGAGCACAGCAAGAATACGGTTCAAGTGTATCGCCATACGCAGGTCTACAGGATTTCTTACTGCAACGTCCTGTCTTTGATCGTGGTGTTAGAGAAAGCATACAAATGCCTCAACTAAGAGCGCTAGACACACCAGATTACACACAAGAAGATGATAAGCGCCGTTACGAAGAGCTTTTGGCGTTGCAGAATCAAGCGCAAACACAGACTTTTGATAGTGCCTTATCTGATTTAAAAAAGACCTTGCAAGAAGAAAACTTAGCATCTGCAAAGGCAGAGGCAGGTCAACGATCACAGGTCACACAACAGCTAGAAGATCAATTATCAACGATCAAGTCAGAGATAGAAGCAAGACAAAAAACCCTTGAAGAACAAGGAATTACAGAAAGAAAATCATTAAGAGATGAGAGACAAAAATTATTAGATGATCTTCAGTCAAATATTGATACGGCAAAACAAGAACTTGCAGAATCACAAACAAAAGTAAAAGAGGCGCAAGACAAATCAATTGGTGATTTGAAAGACAATCAGGCATCAATTGTGTCTGATCTCAAAGAGCGTATGTCATCGCTTGGTACGGACTTAACGTCAGTGAAGTCTGATATTCAGGCTGAGTTAGACAAAAGAGATGAGGCGCTTACTGGCGTACAGAAAGAAGCGGCTGATGCGATACAAACCGAAATAGATACACTCAAAGATGATTTTGTTTCTCTAGGAGATCGTTTTGGCACAGAAACATCAGAGCAAACTGAAGTATTACGTGGAGAGCGAGATCAAATCCTTGCAGGTTTAGAATCAAAAATATCTGATCTATCGGCAAATATTACTGGTCTACCAATAGAAGATATTCAGTCTCGAATTGATGAGTTAAAAACAGACAACGAGGTTATCAAAGAGACCGCCAGTGACAGAAATAGTGCAATTGGCGAACAAATAGAAGCGTTAAAAGAAGAGTTAGGTACAGCGTCTGGCACTCAAGAACAAAACTTTAAAACAGCAATAGATGCGTTGAGAAAAGAGTTAGGCACAGCGTCTAGCACTCAAGAAGAAAATTTAAAAACAGCAATAGATGCTTTGACAGAAGAGTTGGGTACGGCATCTGGTACTCAAGAAGAGAATTTAGAATCAGCAATAGATGCGTTAAGAAAAGAAATGCGTAGCGATGATTTTGCTCAAGATGTTGCTAACCAAGTATTAGGATTTGGAGCTATTGGAGATGAAATACAAGGTCAGATCCCACAATTTTTAGATCAGGCCTTAGAGGAAGCGTTGACAGGTGTGGGTGAAGACAGACAATCTGAACTTGAAGCGTTAAGAGCCGAAATAGAAGACAGAATTGTTACAGGGTTACGTGCAGAGCAAGACACAGCAGAAGACATAAGAGGTCAATATCAAACAGATATTATGGCTGATACACAAGAATTACTCGATAATTTAGCACAACAAGTGCAACAAGATAGAGGCCAAGCAATACAAAGCGCTCTCGATCCGCTTGCAGCGCAAAGAGAAGAGGCTATACAAAGGAGTATAGCGCCAATTGCGGAGCAACGTAGCGCAGATATACAGGCCGCTTTGAATCCTGCTGTAGCGGGGATACAGGAGCAAATAGAGGCGCTTAAAGGATCTATTCCTCAGCAACAGGAAGCGATAGATGTAGAGGCGTTGAGGAGACAAATAACTGATGAGGTTATGGCGCAAATGGGTGATAGGGTGCCAACACCAACAACGATACCAGGACCGGCACCTCGTGGAGGCGGAGAATTCACACCACCACCTAGCAGAGGCACTGTGCCTGATTTTGTTCCTTCACCGACAACAATTCCGGGACCGGCACCTCGCACAAAAACTCCGTTAGATTTGGGTGGTCGAAAAACACAGCCTCAGCCACAGTTCGAGCCAACACCGACAACAATACCTGGACCTGTTTTTGATCCAAGTATGTTAGGTCCAGTTGTCAATCCAGAGATAAGAATAGATCGCGGAAGGTTTGGTGGTATGTCACCACCTCCTCCCGTAATACCACCGCCACGACCACCTATTATGCCGATGAGGCCAACACGAAACTTACGAATGAGAGGATTTGGGAGATAATTATGTCTAAGATACCTGATAATGTAGCGAACCCTGCGCTTTATTCAAAAGCCAAAGCAAAAGCAAAAGCAAAGTTTGATGTTTATCCAAGCGCTTACGGAAACGCTTATATGGTGAAAGAATACAAAAAAATGGGTGGAAAATATAAAGGTGCGAAGAAAGCAG